GCCCTGGCGGCGACCCGCACCGCACTTGAAATAGACAAGCGGGAACTGCTGGTTCTGCTCGGGGAGGCACACAAGTCCGCCCTGCGGAACAAGCAGAGTATCGATTGGCGGAAGTACAGCGAGGCGACGCGGGACTACCTCCGCACCCAGGCCGGCGCCAACTGGCGGGAACAGTTCCTGCCTGTGCTGGAGGGGGTGATGACGGACGGCGTCAACACCATGCGGGACGAGTTCGGTTTTCAGTTCGACGTGCCGAACATCGGGGCGCAGGAGTGGTTTACGGAGTACGCCCTGGAGTTCGCCAGTCCCGTCAACGGCACCACGGCGGACCTTGTCGAGGAGGTCATCGCCATGGGGGTGGACGAAGGCTGGTCCATTGATGCGATGGCAGGTCACCTCGAGGAGGTCTTCCGACAGATGGCGTACGGAGACGTGGAGCCGGAGGACCTGGCCTGGTTCGAGGACCGCATGGTGCCCTACCGGGCGGAGGCGATCGCCCGGACGGAGACGATGCGGGCGGAGAACTTTGGCGCCACGGAGCAGATGTCCGAGTGGGGCGTCGAACAGAAGGAGTGGCTGGCCACCCCCGACGAACGCGTGCGGGAGGCGCACTGGGAGGCCAACGGCCAGGTGGTTGCGATCGACGAGCCATTCATCGTGGACGACGAGGAGATGGACTATCCGGGCGATCCTGCGGGCAGTCCAGGAAACTCGATCAACTGTCGGTGCACGGTCCTGCCGGTCCTGCCCGGCGAGGCGACCGAATAGTGATACAATTGATTGGCCGGAGGGCAACATGAAGCACGAGACAAAATCTGTACAGTTTACCAAGGTACGGATCGACGAGGATCAAGGCATCGTTGACGGCCTCATCACGGTGTTCGGGATCCTCGACGAGGGGAGCGACATCTCTCACCCCGGTTCCTTTGTCAAGACGATTAGCGAGCGGGCCGGGAAGATCCGTGTTTGCGACAATCACCTCCAGGACAGCATCATGCGCGTCCTGGGCAAGCCAGTCAAACTTTGGGAGGTGGATCGCGCCGGACTGCCCGAGGCGGTTCGGGCCAAGAGCCCAGAGGCGACCGGCGGGCTCATGGGGTCCATCCAGTTCTTCCTCGATACGCCGGAGGGCAAGGGCGCCTTCGTTCGCATCCGGGAGGGCGGCATCGACGAGTGGTCGTACACGTACGATGCCCTCGACGTGGACTACTCCAAGGTCAAGGACAAGAACGGCCACACGGTTACGGCCCGCAACCTGAAGACGGTACGGCTGTGGGAGGTGTCCCCCGTGCTGTGGGGCATGAACACCGAGACGGCCGTGCTGGGTACGAAGTCCGACCACGAAGCCAAGCCTTGGGACGTGTTCAAGGTTGGCGACAAGTGGGGCGTGTACAAGGTGGACGCCGACGGGAACCGCACGGGTGAGGCTCTCGGAACGCACGACACCGAGGAGGATGCCAACGCCCAGATCGCGGCACTCCACGCGAACGTGGACAAGTTGGCGGCGGTGCACGTGGACACCGAAACGAAGAACGAGTCCATCGAAGAGGTGGCCAACGATGTTCAGGCCGAGTTCACGGCGGTCTTTGGAGACCCAACGGCGGTGCAGCCGCAGTACGCTCCGTGGGTCCGGGCGACCTACCTCGACCTCGGCTTCTGCATCGTCGAGTTCGGTCCAGTGTGCTACAAGGTGCCGTTCACCCAGCAGGACGGACTGGTGACGTTCGCACCCCGCGACCAGTGGGTGGAGGGGACGTACGAGTTCCAGCCTCTCCCGGCCGAGACCCAGCCCGACACGGCGATGGGCGAGTACGGGACGATGGCGTTCACGCCGAAGGGCGAAACCAAGGTCGTTGAACCGGTGTCCGACACGCGGCCGGACCTGGACATCGCCGACATCGTCGAGTTCCTCGGCCTGCACGAGCTGACCGAGCACAAGGCGCTGAAGGCGGGGCGCGTGCTGGCCCAACGGAACGTGGACCGGATCATGGCGGCCATGTCAGCCCTGCACGAAGCGCTCGCGGACGCGGGCGTGGATATGGGCATGACGGACGAGCACCAGGACGCCGAAACCGAGATGGACGACACGAAGCGTGATATAATGAAAAGGACGAAGACCGCACCCCCGAAGTCCGGGGCCGGCCGGGCCGGCGACAAGCCACCCACCGACGAGGACCTGCTGCACNTGGCAGAGGTAGGGGCCGCGGAGTTGGACCTGCTCGAGGAGTAGGTCACACTTACGCGACTGAACGTCGCTGGGAGGGTACGATGGATCTGAAGGAAAAGGTAGAGCGCAGCAAGGCGCTCTATGCGCAGGCCCGGTCGATCCTTGAGAACAAGGACGCGACGGCCGAGGANAAGGCCAAGGTCCAGGGCATCCTGGCCGAGGCAGCCGCCCTGAAGGCGGATGCGGTACAGATGAAGAACATCCTCACTGCTGCCGCGGAACTCGACGGTGCGATCGCGGTTGAGGCCAGGGAAATTGCCGACAAGGGACTGAATGCCGGCTCGAAGGCGTTCACGAACTGGGGCGAGTTCCTGTACTGCGTGGCGCTGGCCACAAAGGGTACGCCCGACAAGCGGCTGGTCGCCTTCGAGGATGACGAGCCCAAGAGCGCGAAGACCACGATGCAGGAGGGGGTCGGCCAGTTTGGCGGCTTCCTGGTTCCGACGGAACAAAGCACGACCATGATGTCCGTCGTGGCCGAAAACAGTTTGGCACGCGCCGGTGGCGCCACGGTCATCCCGATGCGCCGGCGCCAGATCGACATGCCGATCCTTGATCAGACCGGCACGACCGCGGGCCAGCCCCATTGGTTCGGTGGGATGCAGTTCTACTGGGCGGAAGAGGGTGGCCTCAAGACCCAGTCGGACCCGAAATTCCGCCAAATCAGTCTGGTGGCTCACAAGCTCATCGGTTATACCCGGGCCTCGGACGAGCTGCTCGATGACTCGGCCATCGGTCTGGACGCTTTTCTGGGCGGGCCGCTCGGCATGGCGGGTGGAATTGGTTGGATGGAGGACTACGCCTTTCTGCGCGGCAGTGGCGCGGGTCAGCCCCAAGGCGTGCTGAACGCCCCGGCGACCATCTCGATTGCTCGCACGGCCGTCAATCCCCCGGTTCAGTACACGGACCTGGTGAACATGCTCGAGAACTTCCTGCCCACGGGCACGGGCGCCTGGTACATCTCGCAGAGCCTGCTCTCCAGCCTCATGGTGATGCAGGATCCGGAGGGGCACTACATCTGGACGCCCTCCGCACGCGACGGTGTGCCTACCGCCCTGCTCGGCTTCCCGGTGCACTTCACGGAGAAGCTCCCCGCGGCCGGGTCCGCTGGAGACATCCTGCTCGCCGACTGGCGCTACTACCTGATCGGTGACCGGCAGGCCACCACGATCGAGAGCACGAAGTTCGATCGTTGGCAGTACGACGAGACGTCCTGGCGCGCGGTCCATCGGGTTGACGGTCAGCCGTGGCTAAATACCCCGCTGACTCTAGCCGATGGCAGTTCGCAGGTCTCGCCGTTCGTGCAGCTCGGTGCCAAGACCACGTAGTCTTGGTGATCCGCTGACACCCTGAATCCAAACGCCCGGCGGTCGTAAGGCCGCCGGGCAGGGAGAGAATGGAAATGGCTGAGAGCACCGCACGTTTCACCGAGCAGTGGGCACTGATCGGGAAGATTACCCCGGCGTCCTACAGCTCGGAGCAGAACTCTGGCCGGCTCAACCTGGCCAACTACCATCGTGCCGCGGTCATCATCTTCAACGGCGCGCTGGGCACCGACACCACGCTCGACTCCGACATCGAGCAGGCGGATGCGGCCTCGGGTGGCACCCTCAAGGCCATCTCGGGGAAGAGCATCACCCAGCTGACGGATGTCGGCGGCGACGACGACAAGGTCGTGGCGGTCGAGATTGACTGCGACGAACTTGATGTGGATAATGGGTTCGAGTACATCAACGTGGAGCTGACGCCGGCGACGAGCACAGCGATCTGCGGCGCGTTGGTCTTCGGCCTGCCGCGCTACAAGCCGGCGATCGTGACAGAGTACGACGAGGTCGTAGACTAGTTTTACCTGGTCCGGTGGCGGGGAAAGGGTATCTCCCGGGTACCCCAGTACCCGCCACCGTTCCATTTTGTCTCAGGGATCCGGGAGGCCCGGCGTGTGGGTTCAACTCATTTCAACAAAGGGCGTGGAGAAGGCTGGTCACCTGGTCACCTATAGACCGGGAGACTGGTGCGACGTTGGGAAACAGACGGCGCTGGAGTGGGTCTCCGACGGGTCCGCCCGTGCCGTTGACCCGGTCGCCTTGAACGTGTTCGCCTCGGGCACCGGCGTCTTTGTCCGAGGTTCAGTGGAGCGAGTATCAATCCTTCTTGGCCCGTATGCCAAGCGCGGAGAGATCACGGACGAACCCCCGATCGTCCACTTCGATAAGACCCTGGTGCTCAAGCCCACGGGTGCACACCCCCGGCTCGACACGCTCGGCACCGCCTGGCGCTTGTTGGACCAGGGGTGGGAGGCGGTCATTCCCCTGCTCGACTACAACCAGCTCGCCTCGAACTACGGTACGGTCGAGGAGCGCGAGCTCACGGCCAAGTACGTCCACGATCTACGCATCCCGATGTACGACCCCCGTGTCATCTTTGTGCGGCGGTGCCCTGCGGGGGAAGCCCTCATCGCGGAGTTCTACGAGGAGATGCACCGCGGCGGTGAGGAGCCCCTGGCACTCCTTCGCGCCCTCCACCGGGTCAAGCCGATGGTACTGGCGACCCCGCGAACATGGGTCGACATTCATGCCCACCGGACGGAACAGTGGTGAAGGAACTATTNCAGTCACATAAANTGACCGCCACGCGCANCGCCGTTCTCGTTGCCGTGGGCGATCCGGTGTACCGCAGGGCGGCGGATCAGGCCGTGGCGTCCCTTGCGACACACATGCCCGGCCTGAACACAATCGTTCTTAGTGGTCCGATCCCGCCGGGGCTGAACGCCGCACAATTCTCCCGGGCTGTGAAAATCTCCCTTCTCCATCGGGTGGGCGCCGATCAGGTCATGTATCTGGACGGAGAATGCTTGGTACAGGAGGACGTGTCCGCCGGGTTTCAACTACTCGACGACGGCTGGGACCTCGTCATCACGCCGAGCCAGAACCAAGACGGGCTTGATCTGTTTTGGCACGTTGATCGCGCCGAGACCGATATGACGCTACTGAACCTGGGATTCGCACCGCTTCAGCTCCAGGGGGGCATGTGGTTCGTGCGTCGGTCGCCGGCGACCGAACGGCTGTTCGACGCCTGGCACGCGGAGTGGGACCGCTTCCGTGGGAA